CATTGTTTTTAGTGTCTATTAGTTTCGTTAACTGCTTTGCTTGGTGCGTTTGCCAATCTGACTTTTCAGATACTAAATCACAAATAAACAATTGAAAGTTATATACTAACTCACTATCTCCTGTTGTTACTGATGTAGGGTTTATGTGAAGCAATGGTAGTTTTTCCATTTTTTCAAGATTAATATCAAATAAATCTCCAACTGAAACTGTTGATATTTGGTCGTGATATTGACCTAATCTACATAATGTATCTACTACGTTATTGTATGTCTTATTGTTTACTGCCATTCTTTACTTTATTTTGTGACTCTAAGTCTGTTTCATAACTTAACCAAGTAAAAGCTTCTAACAGGTTAAGCTTTGTTATTTGTTCTAGCTTTGATATGTCTGCATTACACAACCTATACATTACCCCAAAGTATCCCCACTTTTCGGCAAAAGATTCTGAGGCAATTGCTTGTTCATTTCCTTCAGCCGTTCCATCAAATATAATGGCAAAATCTCGGACAATTTGGTCACGAAATGATAAAAAAAAACCAGTGCACTTTGCACTTGCTCTGCTGACATTCTTTTCATTATCTCTGTCCTTATGCTTATATCACCATCATAAGCTTCAATTGTATAAACATCATTCTTTTTTTCTACTATTGGTCTATACAATATTGCCATCACTTCTGGTAAATTCTTTTCAATATCTTGTTTTATAAACGTTTCTATATCTGACCACTCACCTAATGTAATACTATTCAAATCAGGATGAAAACCATATTTTTCGCCTTCTATTTCAATTACCCTTTTTAAAGAACTATTTTGCTCTTGTTGCATTTCAGCAACTTTACTCATTATTAAAGCCACATCTTTTAATTCCAATTGCTTAATTAAATCTTTTGGAATATTAGATAATTCAGCTATCGTTTCTAATGCCTCACTACTCTTAGTACCTTTATGAAAGTCAACTAATTTTGTCCACTTCTCAAGAGTTACATCCTTCCAACTACTGATTAACTTGAACTCTTTAACTTTGCCCTTCTTCTTAATCTTTACCTTCATATATTATATAATAGAAATTTTTGTTATTTAGTTTAATAGTTGTATATTTGCCTTACATTCATTTTAGTTAGAACCCCTTGCTCCTTTATTTTCTTTAAGCAGGGGGTTTTTTATTGCACAAAATACTTTCCTGCATTTGGATTGTCTAAGTGATAAATAACGTTATAACGGATTCCATCTATTGCGTGGTTGTAATTATCAACGTATAACTTAGAACCTTTGTCTGCATAAATATAATTGTTTAACTCTTTAGCTATGTTAGTTGACTCAGGTGACACTATTAGTTGATAATCTTGCATACGAGTTATGCCACTTTCAATAGTTCCTTTCTTTACCGCTTTTATGTTAACGCCTAAATGCTTTAAGTCTGCTATTAGTCTAGGTTCTGCACTATCAGCTATTATCAGCTTTTGCCCTACTTTATCTAAAACTATTTGAGCAAGTTCTTGAGATTTTAAACCATTCTTGTATATATGCTCTTTTAAATATATCTTTTGTCTTTTCTTATCAATAGCTACTTCTGTAAGACTATCAGGGTCAACGCTAAAACCAAAATCCATACCGCAAGAAGTTTGTAACCCATCAGGATTAAATTGACCTATTGACCAATTATCAAACACCACACCATCTGCTCTATTTAACCAAGAGCCTAATATTCTATGCTGATACTTTTTAAAGTTATTATGCTTTATAGTGTTAATACGCTCTAGGAAGCTTTCTGAGAGGTTTTCTTTATTGTCTAGGTATGTACTGTGGATGTAACATACATTGTCTTTAACGCCATTAAAACCTGCTTCTACACCTCTGTCTTCAAAAAACCTTTTATAAATCCAATGTTCTTTAGTGACAGGGTTTAGAATTAGTATGATTCTGTTCTGTATATTCTTTTCTCTAATACTAAGGTCTATTGTGTCAAATATGTCTTCATCAATTAGTTCTTCAGCTTCATCAAGTACCCAAGTGCTTATGCCTTGTAATGATTTTAAACTTGCAGTTTGATTACCTGCTGATGTCTTTATACCTCTAAATAGTATATCTGATTTATTACCTAAGTTTAAAACCTCTGCTTTGTTTACGCTAAATATCTTTTCATATCCTAATAATGTTATCTTTTCTAAGAACTCTGGTATTATTGAAAGATGTGCTGACACCATTGTGTAACGAGTAAATAAAACTCTAATACCTTCAGCCATTGTAAGTAATGTTAAAAAGACTGTTACTGCAAACGACTTACCTGACCCTCTACCACCTGTTATGATAAAGTATCTAGCTTTAGAGTTAAACAGAGGATTGTATTTCTTACTCAGTATCAGTTTCTATAAATGTTATTAGTGGCATATTAAGGCTTTCTTCATTAGTTGTTACATCTACTCTTTGTTGTGGTCTTCCATAGAAGTATTCAAAGAATAACTTTACCGCCCATTGTTCCTTTTTCTCTAATCCTTTCTGTAACGACTCTAAAGCCGTTTTATTCATTGGAGTAAGGTTCTCTATTAACTTTTGCTCTTCTGCTTTTGCTTTACGTCCTGCACCTTCTCTCTTGCCTCCGTGTGTACTCATTTTGAAATATTTTGATTAATCAAGTCTTTATTATATAATAGAATTTACTTGAATTCATTTGGCAGCATTAATCTTATACCTAATTCAGTTAAAGCCCATATACGTATTTGGTCTGCATATATCTCAAACTCTTTAGTGTTTAATCTTGCCGTGCTTTTAACTGTTTGTAAACCTATCTGTTTGTCGTTTATCTCTATGCTTTGCCATTCACTAGCAAACTTTACTTTTAAAGTATCGTGCATTTCATCAGGAAAATAACCTAAATCATTTGCTAATGGTTGTACTATACAAGCCCAGTAGTAATTGTTCTGCATATTGCTTCTATTGTTTCTTTGTTTCTTAACTTTAACTATATAATCATTACCTAATTCTTTTAAATAGTTTATCAGGCTTTGCTTATCTTTATTAGAATTAATTACAAAGTTCACTAATCAAAAGGTTCGTTTATACCACGTTCTCCAATTAGCTTTTCTTTTGCACCCTCCCAAAGCTTATCTCTTCTCTTGCTTAAACTGGGTTCTGTTCTTTTAAGGTTTGGCATTCCTTCAGTTGGTTCTGATTCCATATATAGACCACAATCACATTCAGCTTCTTTTGTTACCCATTTACCATCTCTATAAACAATAGTAGCTTTAGGTATTTCTCTTTCAACCATTCCACAAGAACATCTGTATAATGTCATCTTGCTAAAGCCCCTGTTCTAGTTTCGCTTTTCTTATATAATTTATCAAGTTCAAAATGCAAATGATTTATAGCTTTTTGAATATCTTGCTCGGCAGGGTTGCCTTCTTTCTTTCCTGCTCTTAATAAATAAGATACTGCTACACCTGTATTGTAGCCTAAATCAAAATCTTCTACAACTTTTCTAGCAGTATATTTATACATCTTTCCTATATAATAGCTAGGCTCAGGAGTTTTTTTGTAGTCTTCTTTCTTTGTCATTTTCTAATATTTTAATTAATCCGTCTTGTGTGTTAAGTGTTCTTGGTCTTGATGCTTTCCTATATTCTTCAGGTGAATAAATAAGCTTAACCTCTCTTACTAAATCTTCATCATCATACTTTACTATCCATCTACTAGAATGATGCATCTTATTTCTTTTAATGTGTGATAAGTAACTCATTTTTTAATTTTTTTAATTCTATATAATATATAACATGCAAAAGGCGTTCCTAATAATAATGTTAATATACTTGGATGAGGTTCACCACAAGCACCTGTTAAATGTCTAATAAAATCAAGCATATTTTTTATATAGTTTTTTAATGCCATCAAAGCAGGTAGATATACAAGAACCACAGTTAGTAGTAGTAGAGTAATTAGTTCCGTGTATTGTGTTGTATATCTCTATCATCTTTTTCTTTGCTGCTATGTCTTTTGCTCTTCCAGTTTTTAAATCATCCCAAACTTTAATAACTTCATCTATTATTTCTTGCGGCAAGTCATCAGGTGTTTCTATCTCTGTTGTCTTTTGCCATTTCTTTTGGCTGCATTCCATAGGTGCCAAACGTGCTTTAATTTTCATAAAACAACCGCAGTCTTTACAAGTTCCTGTTGGTTTAAAATAATACACACAGGATTTGCAAATAGTTATTCTATCTTCATATACTTCATTTGGTACAAAGAACCTATTCATGTTCTGTAATCAGGATGTCTAAAGCCAAACATCATAAAAAAAGAATCGTGTGTTTT